TCTATTGGTTTATATGGTATAGCACAAGATTACAGATTTAACATAAATAGATAGATATGTATAAAGTAAAGATAAAAAAAGACATTGAATGCAGAGGAGTAGAATACAAAGAAGGCGAATCTTACAAAGTAGTAAGAGCTGTCTTTAACTTCTTACAGCATAACGATGCAATAGATACAACAAAGAAAAAGTCTAAAAAGAAAGATTTAGATATTAGCTAATTATAAATTTTAAAATTAAAAGAAAATGGCAATTTTTAACGGAACGGATTTAATCCTAAAAGTCAGTCCAGCTTCTGCTGGGGCGGCTGTAAAACTGATGCACTCACAGAATGTATCATTAAGTATGAATGTAGATACAATAGACATCTCAACTAAAGACTCTGCTGGTTTTAGAGACTTGCTAGGTGGTCAAAAGTCTTTCAGTCTTTCGGCTGATGGTCTTATGGACTTCTCAGCAACTGCTGGAGATACTGATGTACAAGAATTATTTACTCAAGCGTTGGATAGAACAGCAGTTACATTTATATTTGGTATAGATGACGGAACTCTTTATAATATGAGTGGCTCTGGATTTATTACTTCAATTGAAGTAAGTGGAGGAACTGAAGACGCACCAACTTACTCTGTTTCAATAGAGGGAACTGGAGCATTAACGGTAGGATAATAATTTCTTTGTTGGTTGGGGTATGGGCTTCGGCTCTGCTCCAACTAGCAATAACTTAAACTAACAAAGATATGTACGAAGTAGTTATAATAAACGGAAAAGATTACCCAGTAAGATTTGGAATGAACTCGTTGAGGTTATTCTGTAAAGATACTGGAAGAAGTTTAGCTGACTTAGATAAGCTAGGAGAGGGTATGAGCTTAGACGATGCTTGTTATCTAATCCTAAACGGAATAAAAGATGGCTCACGAGTGAGTGGTCAAGAATGTTCTTTAAATGTTGATGATGTCGCTGACTTGCTAGACGAAGATTTTGACGCACTAAACAAAGTGCTAGAGATATTCTCTAATCAATTCTCTGCTAAATTTGAAACGGAGGGAAACGACAAAGCCACAAAGAAAGTGGCAAAGAAGAAGTAACTTGGGATAAGTTAGAGGCTATAGGTTATGGCTTCGGATTACTACCTCAAGACTTTTGGAGTTTAACTTTCCACGAGTTTCTATGTATGCAGAAAGGCATAAACGATAGAGTAGAAAAAGAACAGCAATGGGAATGGGAACGAGTAAGATGGTTGGCTTGTGTTAATTTACAGCCACATACTAAGAAAGGACAAAACCTAACTCCAGATAAGTTGATTAAATTTGATTGGGAGAAAAAGAAAGTTAAGACCGACATCGAGAAACAAAAGAAAAGGGCAGAATATATTAAAAAGAAATACGAATTGCTAAATAAAGACAATGGCACAGAGTAAAACATTAAGCATTAAATTATCATTAAACGATAAGCAATTCCAGAGTAGCCTCAAGAAGTCTATGAGGTCTATGAAAAAGTTTGGCAATAATATGAAGTCTCTAGGTCGTACTATTTCGACTGGACTTACTTTGCCTATTATAGCTTTTGGTGCAGCTAGTGTTAAGGCTTTTGACGAACAAATAAAAGCAGAGACTAAACTTAGAACAGCTCTAGGCGATAGTGCAGAGGCTTTTGATGTATTAAAAAAACAAGCACAAGACCTACAGAAAATTACAATATTTGGAGATGAGGCTACTTTAGAAGCACAATCTTTTTTAGCACAGCTAGGACTTAATGCTGATGCAATACTAAGACTTACACCACTTATTCAAGACTTTGCTACTGCTCAAGGTATTCAATTAACAGATGCTGCTAAATTAGTTGCTAAGTCAGTTGGTTCTAGTACTAACGCCTTGAGTCGTTACGGACTTCAAATAGAAGGAACTGTTGGAGAACAAGATAGATTAGAGAGTGCTGTAAATGCTCTTACAAAGGCTTTTGGTGGTCAATCAGAAGCAATAGCTAAAGAAGGTCTAGGACCACTACAACAGCTTAAAAATGAGCTTGGAGACGTCTCTGAGAAGTTTGGAGAGATTGTATTAGAATTTATAGACCCATTAACAAAAGGGCTAGAAAAAATATCAGATGCTCTTAGTGGTCTAACAAAAGAACAAAAAGAGAACATAGTTCAATATGTTGCTATTGTTGCTGCTGTTGGTCCAGTATTAATTATATTTGGTAGTTTAGTTACAACCATTACTGCTTTAATACCATTATTTACTGCTATAGCTGGGGCTGTTAGTTTAAGTGCTGCTCCTTTTATTGCTATTGCTGCTGCTGTTGGTTATTTTATTAAAAGAATTGTAGACTTACAAAATGAGTACGAAGAATACAACAAAGTAGTAGGAGACTTTGAGCCTATTGCTCCTTTTGTACCTACGCCTACAACACCTACAGCTCCAGCGATTCAACGTAGTACAATACCAGAAAGAATAGAGCCAATAAAAGCATTGTCTGTAGCATTAAAGGAATTAAAAACAGACTTTGAAACACTCAAGCCAATAGTCGAGGATTTTGAAGAAGGTTTATCTGGAATGGATATAGTGGCTAATGAAATAACACAAACTTTTAAAAGTTTTGGAAATGTATTTCAGTCAGTATTTGCTCAAGCATTACAAAGTCAAGAAGGATTTTTTAAATCATTTGTAGAAGGTACTAAAAGAGCTTTAAAAGCGTTAGCTGCACAGATAGCAAGTATATTAATCTTAAATGCTTTACTTGGTGGAACTAGTTTAGGTAATTTATTAGGATTTAAAGATATAGGAGGCTTTAGAGGTATTGGTCAAGTTCTTGGAGGCGTAGGTAGTGTAGACGCTAACTCTGTCGGAGTAGGTGGAAGTTTACGCTCTATGATGAATACTGGAGGTGGCGTTGAGGTATTTGGAACACTTAGAGGAGCTGATATAATATTAAGCTCAGATAGAGCAAGAAACAATAGAACTAGAACAAGAGGTTACTAATGGCAATAGATACTAGATTAGTAGGAGAATTTCAAAGCGATAGAGGCACTTATTACAAAGTCTCTATAATTGACACACAAAGCTCTACAGCTACCGAATATGATGTTGAGGTGGCTGGTAATGGTTTTGACTTAACATACCAAACAGACACAGACGATAGGTTTACTGGTCTAATTCCTTCAGAGGTTAAGTTTACTATGTTTGTCAATGACCCTTTTAATAGTGCTAAACAAAGTATCTTAGACTCTATAAGAACAAGCGAATATAAAAGGTGGCAACTAAAAATAGAATCTTCTACTAACGGAACTACTTATAGTTTGTTTTGGGCTGGTAATTTATTAAACGAGATAAATCCAGAGGCTGACGAATCTTTGCCTAGACAATTTACACTTACTGCTATTTGTGGTCTAGCTGCTTTAGAAAACATACCATTCAATGAGGATATAGCTTACGATTTAAATTTAGCGTACACTTGTTATCGTTATGTATTCAACGCCTTAAACACAGACATTAACACAGATAACAACTGGGCAACAGATGACCGATTTATCAGAACTATGGTAGATTGGACAAATTCACAAATACCTAGAAACAACGCAACAGACCCACTTAACAACACAAGATTTATAGCTGCTACATTTGCTCCAGTTGATAACAATGGAGTAAGACAGCCAGAGACAGCATTTAAGCTGTTAAATCAAATCTGTAAAGCATTTGGAGCTAGATTATATCTAAGTGAGGGGATTTGGTATTTTATACAAGTGAATACCTATGAAGAAATGGATAGTGCTGACCAATATTATAGAGATTATAAGAAAGGAAACAACGGAAGCACACACACTCCAGACTTTTATGGTACTATAGATTTAAATACTTCAGAAGATGGCACTAACATAACTAGATTGGCTGGTAATAAGTTTGACTATTTAGGTATATTGAAACAAGCTGAAGTCTCTTATGAGATGTTCGGTAGTTACGACTTACTACCATCAACAATAACTAACGCTAGTGGCACAAGTAACACAGTAAACAATTCTCT